TTAACTATCGCGAATATTCCTTCATTAACAGGAGGAGGTAATCCTGAAGAAACAACCTTGGATTCTATTAGAGGAGCAAATCATTTAATAGATAATACTGCCAGTGGATTAAATTTAGAGTTTGAAAGAAATGAAGACTTAATAGGTACAAAAATAACTTATAGACAAACTTTTGCATCTAATTTAAATACTGCAGGTACTGCTGAGCCTGAGTTTCCAAAACAAATCTACTATATTGATAGAGTGGCTTCAGAAAATAATTTATTTGTAACATTTGAATTAGCATCTCCTCTTGATCTTGAAAAAGCAAAAATTCCTGCAAGAAATGTAATTGGTCAATATTGCCCTTGGAGATACCAAGGGCAGCTTGAAGGTCTTGGGGGCGCTTGTTTCTGGGGAGTTACGGCAAATGAGCAACATGGACTGTTTACTGTAGATGATGAAAGACTTCCTGATGCTTCAAATATTGGCACTTATAACTCTAATACAACATATAATCCTGGAGATTTAGTAAAAACAGAAGCAGGAGCTTCGGGCTCTAGTAGATTACAGATATGGCAAGCAGTATATAAAAATGCTGGAAAAAATCCTTTATATCATTTAAAATACTGGAAAAGAGCAGATTTATGCGGAAAAACTTTAAATTCTTGTAAAATTCGATTTCAAGGATACTCTAAAACTATACAAAGTATAACTCCGGGGGCTACAACAACTATTTCATTTGCAAGTGAGAGTTTATTTCAAGTCTCGGAAGAAGTACAAATTATTTTTGATATAAATGATAATGATTATTCAAATATTTTTAATGAAGAATATGTAACTATTGCATCAGTAAGCAACTCTAATCCATATAGTATTTCATTAAATGTTGATACAAGCTCTCTTGCTGTGGATATTACAGCGGCTACTCAAGCCTCTCCTGTTGTTTTAACTACAGATACCCACGGTTTTATAAATTCACAGGCCGTTTCAATTTCAGGAGTAGTAGGAATGACAGAATTAAATAGCAATACTTATTATGCAAAAGTAGTAAACACAACAACTTTAGAGCTTTATGAAGATGTTAGTTTATCTACTGCTCTTGATGGTCAAAATTTTACACAATATACAAGTGGAGGAGTGGTAAGTACAGCAGCAACTTTTAATGGCTATGTAAATAGAGCTTTAAATCAAACTTCTGTTCTTCCTTTTGGAGGATTTCCGGGAGCGAAAAAATTCAGATGATAGAAGAAATAACTAAACATTTTGAAGATGAGTACCCCAAAGAGGGTTGCGGAATAATTGGCATAGTTAAAGGTAAAAAGAAATGGTTTCCTTGTGAAAATACTGCAAAAAATAATGAAAACTTTATTTTATCTTCCACAGATTATTTAAATGTTAAAAAGAAAGCAGATATTTTTGCAATTGTGCATAATCACCCAGATAGCTCAAATGAACCTTCTCAATACGATATAGATTGTTGTAATGCTATAGGAGTTCCTTATTATATTTTTAGTTATCCTGGAATGGATCTTAATATTATTGAACCTAAAACTAGAGCCTATCCTTTAATTGGTAGAGAGTATGAGTTTGGAGTAAAAGATTGTTTCGAAGCGATGAGGGATTATTTAGCAGCAAAAAATATACTTATACCTCCTAGAATACCTTTTGAGGATAATTGGTGGAATAGGAATTTAAATTATTTTTCTCCAGAAATTATAAAAGAGTGGGGAGGGGAAGAAGTTCCTTTAAATAATATACAAAAAAATGATGTCCTTACTTTCAGAGTAAAACATAGTGTTCCAGATCATTGTGGAGTATACTTAGGAAATGACATATTCTTTCATCACGCTGAAAATAGATTATCTTGCAGAGAAAATTTATATCCTTTCTGGGCAGAATATTTAGTAGGGGCTTATAGATATGTTGCGTAAAGTTTATTTAGAGGGAGAAATTGCAGATAAATTTGGCTCTGAATTTGACATGGATGTTTCTACTTTTGGAGAAGCTGTTCAATGTTTTGAATTAAATTTTTCTAATTTTAGAGAGTATTTAATGGAGTGTCAAGAAAAAGGTATAGGGTTTATTTGTTCCGTTGAAGATACTCCTTTAGAAGATGAAATGGAACTTCTTTTGGAGCACCCTAAAGGCTCTTTAACAATACAAGCAGTGCCGGCGGGGGCTAAAAGTGGGTTTGGAAAAATATTAGCAGCAATTGCTTTAATTGTTATAGCATATAATCTTCCTTGGCTTTTACCTGGGATTGAAAGTGGTGTAGCTGCTGGTACTGCAGGCTGGGCTGCTGCAGGTACAACAATGTTTTATGTTCAAGCAGCTTTTGTTATGGTAGGTATAAACTTAGCTATGGCGGGTATACAGCAGTTAATGGCCCCTGATCCTTCCGTAGATGGACAACAGCAAGATGACAGTTACTTATTTCAAGGAAGTGCACAGCAACTTATAGAAGGAGACCCGGTTCCTGTATTGTATGGTAAACTTAGGGTCCCAGGCCGTCCTATATCTTTTGAAATTAAAAATGAAAATAGAAGTTTTACTGATTACGCGCAACCCGGATATGATTTTGTAACTATAGATGACAGTGGAGGTTCTTCTGGTAATGGAGGATCAGACTCTCCTTCAGAAGACTATGGCCCCGATGAAGGATTTAGTATTAAACAGCCTTAAGGAGTAAAAATAATGGCAACAGGTTCAACTAAACAATATATAGGGGTAGTAGATATGATCTGCGAAGGACCTATTCAAGGTCTGGTGGATGGTAGTAAATCTTCTGTGTATCTTAATGACATTCCTTTTGAGACTAGTGATGTAGTTGGGTCTCTTACTGTCAGTAATTCTGTTATTTTTGGGACTCCAACTATTGATTTTGGAGCAAATTCAACTGAAGGTTCTGATATTCAAGGACTGAAAGTTTCAGAAGATGATGTTGGCAAATTTTTAATTCTTAGATTAAAGTCGGCTCCCGTTAAAGTAGTAGTTAGTACATCAATTAGTTATATTGTTAGTTTTACTAGCACCACCCTGGTCGGAACTGATGGAAATAATAAATTAACGGAAGATTTTAGTACTTCTGTAGATCCCACTGCATTTATATTATTAGAGACTCCAGAGGGGGTATCACGAGAATTAGATATAACTGTAAATCCGGGCTCCGCAGATGAGGGTGTCGGAAATGGTTCAGCGAATGTAGGGATACAAATGATAGGTGTAGGAACAGAGTGGCAAAATAACGCTGCTTATACCGCTACACTTGTTAAAGCAATAAAAATTGCATCTGTAAATACGGCGGCAAACACATTACACCTAGAAAGTGCCCCTAGTGGTGTAGCTCTTAATAATGTAAAATTCTATATACAAGATACTCGAACTGTAGCTACAGACACTAGTGTAAATATCTTTGATACCGCCGCAAAAATAGATGGCTCGACCGTTCAATTTAGAACAGGAGAATTGTTTCAAAGTCCTACAGTACCTGTCCATAGTTTATCAGGGGGTATAAGCATAACGGGCTCCGGCGGCTCAGTCTCTGTACTTCAAACAACAGATAGTGAAAGCCCTACTAATCAAAGCTTTGGTTTTGATCTTTATGACATAAATGGTTATCCTACAGGCCAAAGTTTTGAGAAAAATTCAGGACCTCCTATAATTATTGGCACTGCTGCTGGATCAGCTCCTAATTTTAATTTAAGTCCCGCACAAATACCCCAAGTCGACGAAATAAATATTAGACTAGATTATCCTTCGCTAATTACCTATGATGCTAGTAATGGGGACAAAGTTAGTGCAAGTGCTCATTATGTTTTTCAAGTAAGTGTAAAAAAGCAAGGTAGTTGGACTCCTTACATGACTTTATTTAGTCAACAAGGTGGGAAAGTAGTACATACAGCAAAAACTACAGCTCCGATCAGCTTTGGGCATACTATAGGATTATCTAGATTTAAGCCTTTCGAAGATTTTAGTATAAGAATAATAAGACTTAGTCGCCCTGTAGGCCTCCCTGTTTGGACAGATGGTAGCAATGGTGGAAATACTACTATAGATGATTGGAATACTCAAGCAGCCTCTCAACTTAGTGGAAGTAACTTAACATCTACAATTAAAGACAGGCTATCCTATCCTTATACTGCTTATGCTGCGGTTAGTTTTTCTTCTAAGTCTTTTAACAGTTTGCCTACTCGCAGTTATTTACTTCAAGGTTTAAAAGTAAGAATTCCTAGTTCTTATACCCCTAGAGAATACACGGAAGATGGAATCGCAAAATATGATGAATATTGGGACGGCACATTCAAACAAAGTTCTAGTACCGGCAATTTTTTATTGTATTATACAGACAATCCTGCGTGGGTATTTTATGATATTATATCTAATGATAGATACGGGGCGGGCAAATGGGTTGACAGGAGTTTAATTAATAAATTCGCCCTTTATAGAATCGCAAAATATTGTGATGAATTAGTTGATGACGGAAATACTTATAGAGCCGGAGCAACCTTAGATACAAGTTTAGTACATAAAATTAAAAGTGTAGGCACAACTAATTGGGTGGCACTTGGTGCTGAGTCTAATGAAGTTGGTGTGCAGTTTATACCTAATAATGAGACTTTTACAGGAACAGGGGTTTTGGTAGGGCAAGAGCCTAGATTTAGAGCAAATCTATTTTTAACAAAAGCTACGGAAGTTTATAAAGTCCTTAAAGATATGGGAACTATTTTTCTGGGTATGCTGTATTGGCTAGACGGAAAGGTTACTCCTATACAGGACGTTCCTTCAGAGCCTATTTATACTTTTTCAAAATCAAATGTTATACAAGGAGCTTTTAACTATGAAAGTACTGGTAGAAAAACCAGAGCCAATCAAGTAGTAGTTACTTGGAATGACCCTAGTGTTAACTATGAGCCAGTCCCTCTTATTGTAGAAGATAGAGATGATATTGTTAAACAGGGAAGAATTATTTCTGAGCCTGCAGTTGCAATGGGCGCAACCTCCGAAGGCCAAGCCCTTAGGTATGGAAGGTGGAAGCTTTGGACCGCTCAAAATCAAAAAGAAATAGTTAGCTTTGAGACAGGTCTACAAGGAGCATTTATTCGTCCTGGCGATGTAATTAATGTACAAGACCGAGATCGGTATGGAGTAGACTATAGCGGACTAATAAAAGACTTTGCTTGGAGCGGAGTAACGGATACTATCACATTAGATAGGCCAGTAACAGGACTTACTAACGCCAATGATCTCGAAATAAGTACAATTGTAACAAATTTTTCAGCATATTATACCGGAGTAGATACATTACTTATTAAGACAAGTACAGGAGAGAGAGTATATACTAATCCGGGAGATGGTACTGTAGTAGAGTATAAAAAAGGAGATAGATTTACTTCAATTTTTTGGTATCCCGATGCTGATGCAGTGGCAAATTTAGGCGAAGTTAACGGCCTGTATGCGTACTATTCGAGTTCAAACCCTCCAGG